TTAATCGCTTGCTTCGTAAATGGGTTACTCATTTAAGTCCTCCGTTGTACTTAATTTTTTATTTAGTATACCTTGAAAACATGATTGTGTAAAGGTCGGAAGTAACATTTCGCTTATAGGGTTTTTACTATGGCCACAAGACCATGAAATACAAGGTACTCCCTTCTCGTCCCATGCAACTAGAGCATATCCTTTTATATCTACTTTATCACTTATCTTGATACATGCATCATGAAAAGCATTAATTACCTCGTCATCTTGACGTTTTTCTACTTCTTTAGTAGTAAGTGGCTTTTCTTTAAAAGGTCTAAACCTATTAAGAGTAATAATGTTTGTCTTTACGACTGTATTGCTTTTGTTCATAATCTTCATCTTCTGGATCATCAGGGTGAGTTACTAAAAATCCATCACGAATACGCATTAAAGCTTGTACACAAGTATCGTGGACATCATCAAACTTTCCATAAGGGAAAGAAGCGGATTCGTCTAATACACTCTTAGTCCAATCTTCGTCCATTGTAAACACTAATCCACCTTCGAACATTGGAGCTATTGAATGAGTTCTTGAAACTTTATCTCTATCTGGATTAAAAGTAACTACAGGAACTCCGGATCTTCTCATATCTTGTATAAGAGATTGACCTGAGGCTCGTTGTTCAATTAAAACTTGATCGGGTCTCCATTCTTCAAAACTATCTTGTGCACGTTTTCTTAAATCTGGATACTCTAATCTTTCTTTCCATGCATCTAATAATATAGCTGCTGGATAAGGTTGATTAGTTTCATCTCTTGCTGTAAATACTCCCCAAGTAGTACAAGCAGAAAAGTCAGCAGAACTTCTTGTAGAGAAAGCAGTATCATAAGATTGAACTATATAAGATAACGAAGGGATTTTTTCTCCTTCATATATATTCCACCACTCTCTTTTAATAATAGATCCTTCATCACCGGAAGGTTGTTGTTGATAAAGAGCTTGCCAAACTCTATTTCCTACTGTCGCTTTTATTTTTTCTAAATCTTCTTTAGAATAAGCTTCAGGCCATAAAGCATTACCTTTATCATCTATTGCAGGAAGGTCTAAAACTTTCCAATCTTCTTTACTTTCTGCTAAAATATGACCAGCTAAATCGTCTTGGTGCCAACGTGTTTGAATTATAATAATCTTACCACCTGGTTGTAGTCTAGTGTAAGCTACAGACTTATACCACTCTACTAAATTTCTTCGTTGTGTTTCTGACTCTGCGTCCTCTCTACCTTTTATAGGATCATCGATTATAAGTAGATGAGCACCTCTACCTGTAATAGCTCCACCTGCACCTACAGCAGAATAAGTTCCACCTTGCATTGTATGAAATCGTTTAGCTGAACTTGAATCAGCACGAAGACCTACTTGAGGAAAGACACTATTAAAATCTGGACTAGCTATCTGGTTACGAACTTTACGACCAAAGTCATCTGCTAGTTCTTGAGCATAAGTAGATTGAATTACAAATTCATTAGGATTATTTCCTAAATACCATGCTGGAAAAAATTCTGAACATAACATAGACTTTCCATGTCTTGGTGGCATAAACACTGCTAATCTATTTATTTCGTTTTTTTCTAGAGCTTCAAGATTTTTTGCAATTAATTGTATATGAGCTGGATCCTTGTAACCAGGATATATATGCTTTGCATAATCTAATAAACTATCTCTAGATTTAGAAGTCGATAGTATCTTATTTAAATGTTCAATGACTTCTGCAGCTCTTTTATCTTTAGTCTTTTTGTATATCTGTATAGCTGACTTTAACTTTTCCTTGATCTGAATTTTTTGCATTTTGTAATCCTCTTCCTACTTCTCCAGCTTTAGTATATGCTTCAAACTTTTCGGTTAATAAAGTAAAAGGTTTTATTTCTTTTTTAACAATTTTTTGCCAATGTAAAGAAGTTTGTCCAATTCTATTTAAATGCCAAGCTAACTTACTTGCATCTGCAAATCTAGCATTTACCATTTTTTGATGATGGAGGTCTCCTTCTTTTTCTGGATGACCTTCTTTATAAACTCTAGATTTAAACATCTCGTCATTATTGTTACCAGTAATGTCTGCTCGATCATGTAAAACATTAATAGGTACATCTTGCATTATATCTAATAGATAAGCAATCTCTGAGACCCACGCATCATTTTGTCCATGTAAACTTATATGATCTAAACATCTAAACCAATCCCAAGGTATAATAGGAAAGATACTATAAGGATGTCCAGTTTGTTCTTTAACTCTTAATAACTTAAATTTGCCATCAAACTTATCGACTTCTAAATCCCAATGTTTAGTTTGCATAATAGCATCATCATTAAAAAACATGATCCATGTACCTTGAGCATATGCTCCTAGGCCATTATTATATTGATGTAGATTTTCGTAACCTAATCTTTTAAACTTTATAACTGATCTAAACGGATGTTTAATTGCGGTCAGTGCATCAATACTTTCTTGATCATCGTCATCTACTCCATAAAGTAGTTGAAGTTTGTCAGGATTTTTTGCATTATCTAATAATGATTCTGTAGCTTTTTTAATTAAGGGTACTCTTTTTCTTGTAGGAAGTAAAATTGAAATAGACATAACTCACTCTAATTTGTTTATGATACTATATAAACAAAAAAGTTTGCCCGCCATCACCCCTGTTTCTAGTAAGTCTCCCTACCATTTGTGAAACAACACCTAGTTTTTTTCTATGATTTCATAGAAAAATTTATCCGTATCCTCGGTTGTCCAGTCTTTATTTTCTACATTCCAATCGTTTGATTGGACTTTGTAGTCTGGCACTTCGTCTTTCGTAGTGAACGAATTAATGTTCCATAGTATTCGGTTATTAGGTTGAGCAGCAAAATTACCATTGTCAAGCTCCAGTACATGAGCGCACTTATGCTCCTGAGGAATTTCAGAATGATCTGTATCAAGAAGATTGGAATCAGGGTGACACCAGTCAACAGTAAACAGATACTCACCACTATAAAGTTTTTTATCTTTCCCAAAATATCTAGCTCGTTGACCTAATAAAAAAGAAAAATGATTAACAGAATGATGATAACTAAAGCTATTCCACAGCTGAAGAAAGTCGTTTGACATATCGGGCACTTCTTTCCTATCCATATCTTTAGAGAAGAAGGCACATATTGGCAGACGCCAAAAGCAAGCCCCATTTTCCAACATGATATTAAAGAGGAGACCACGACCCTGTATACTTGTAAGACCAAAGATAACACAGTCTTCGCTTTCTCCATGATGTTTTCGTAGATCATATAAATACTCCTTTCGTATTTTACAATATAAAGGTGGAAGGCTACTATTTAAAAAAGACATTGTAAAGATTTATATTAATTTTTTTTTTTTTGCTACACAAAATTTATACACATTTGACTCATTCATCACTCTCTTACTATCTCTCTCCAGTAAAGAGTAAATTTTCTTTTTAAACTTAATACGATTTTTTTTAATTAAACTTAATACGTTTTTAAATAGCTTAGATTATTAGAGTAAAAAAAAATGAGAGAATAAAAAGAATAAAAAAAAAGCGTCTATTAAATTAATAATAGACGCTTAATTAATTACTGAGATTATAAGCTATTAACTAAATTACGAAAGTATTTTTGATTTTCGATAATTTCGTTTGATACTTTATTTTCTTTTATGAAAGTATCGTTCTGATTTAATAAATCTAGATATTGAGATTTTTTAGATTTATTAAGATACTGAGGTAAATCTACTAATAAATTAACGTACTTTCTATTAATAGTATGGCTATCTGTGCTAGTATCGTATCTGACGTCTATTAATCTATACGAATTATTATAAGCTAACTCGATAGTAGTTGATAATTTAGCTTTCTCGTAAATATTAAAAGAAATTTTTCCGTTTAATTTAGGATTAAAAAGTCTAAATAAAATTTTCTTATTAGAAAATTCTCTTTGACTTAAAGCTATTTTATTTTCTACGATTTTAACGTCTGACTTATTTTCTATTTTTTTCATCTTTTTTCTACTTTCTATTTCTTTTAAAAACTCTTTTAATATAAAAAGATTTTATTTTTAAAAGATAAATAGAATAGATACTAATTTTTAATTAAAGTAAATAGTTATTTTCTGTTGTATTAGTTTTAATGCTGTTCTCTTTTTGTTCTTATTATATTCTCATAATACTCGTTATACTAGAATTTCATAATAATTAATAAATAGCCACTATAAATATAATAGCAGATAAAATTAATAATAAGTCTTTAAAATATAAAATCATAATTAGTCTTTCTTTTTAATTAATAAAATTAATTAATATATTTTTATTATCCTATTAATACGTTTTAATTCTTATTTTTAAATTTTAACGTAAGGCTAGGTAAAAGCTCTATCCCTCATTTTTTTTATTATATTCTTGATCCCTACTGATCCCTCTTGATCCTTTGATCCATGCTGATCAACTAGGCTCAAGCACCACAAGTCAAGTCAATCAAGTCAAGGCCTGCGGCTGCGTGTTATTGTATGTTGTGTTCTTTTTCTATCTTGTCTAGGTATGTAGATAGATCATCATCGTTCATAGCATCTAGTGTAG